ACGGAGGTATCGCCGTGGGCGGTGACGTCGATCTCCTGCGTCTGGCGGGTGATCGTCACGTTGCGGACGGGAATGGCGGTTCCGCCGAACGTCAGCGTCCCACCCCAACCTACGACTCTCGATGGCATTACGTGCCCTCCATGTACTGGAACTCCGCGTTGAGCGTGCAGATGCGCTCCGCATCTGCCTGCCCGTCGTCCGGTGCGGCGCGCGACTGCGCTAGCTCCGCCGCCGTGAGCTGGAACTTCCAGCCCGATTGCGTCCACGTGCCGTCAATGGCGTTTAGGGCGGCCTGCGCCGTGGTCCATGCGAGCACCGCGCTGTCAGCAACGCAGTCCATTCGCACCCGCAGCTGGCCGCTGTCCAGGTTGATCCCGGCGCTGTCAAGAAACACGGTCATGCCCGTGACCTCGTAGACGACGGCCGGCGTCGCGTCGCCTTGCCGGCGCAGCTCCGAACTGACAGGCACCGCCAGCCCTGCGTCGAGCTTCGCGTAAAGGGCCTCAAGCAGCGTCCCGGTCGGCATCAGGCAGCCCTCCGGCGCAGGGGTTTCGTTACCTCGGCAAGCAGGTATTCCCGAGCGCGCCTGGCTACATCGTCAACGCGGCGCGTGGCGATTTTTGTCGATACCTTGAAACCGGGCATCCGCCGGCTTCCGCCGGCACGCGCCTCATCCCGACGGCGCAGACGCGCTTGATTGGCCTTGGCGACGATTGCGTCCGCCTCGGGCTTCCTTGCGTTCCAGGCCGCGCGGACGCCGCGATAGAACGCTTTGCGGGCATCCTTGCCCTTGGGAATGCCGCCGGCTGCTTTAGCTTGTTCGCCGAAGAACAGGGACCGTTGGCGCTTGAGCCGGTTGGCTTCGGCGCCCATCGTCTGGTACGCGGCCGAGCGCCCGTAGTGCCTGGACCCATGTTCCAGAATGTGCCAGAGCTTGACCAGCCCGCCGAGGCGGTAGTTGGCCCCGATCTCAAGCCGGGCGAAACCGGCGGCCCTGCCTCGTCGACGGATCGTGAGCTTTGTTTGCTGGCCGTCGCCGATTTCCCCCGTGACGATTCCGCTGTTCCGGCGAGCGTTTCCCCAGGACCGCTGCAGCTCCCGGACGACCGGGGCAGCGGCTCGCCGCATCGAGACGTTGTACGCACGGTATCTGGCCTGCTCGTTCATTGCGAGCAGGCGCGAGCGGACCAGCACGGAGTTCAGCGCCGCCTTGATCATGCTGGCTCCGGTGCTCCAATGCCGTTGGCGCTGTCAACGTGCGTCGCCGTGATCCGCAGCCGTCGCCTGCGGCCGCCGTCAGGGTCGATTGCACCAGTAATCTGGTAGATGCGTCCATCGGTGGCATCGACCAGGCGACCACCGGCGTTCACCGACGGGTGCCAAGACGCCTCAATTACGACGTCTGTGCGAATCGCGACGCCCATGTCGTCCATTACCTCGCGCTGCGTCGGCGTGAGCACTCCGGCAATGGTTGCGACCGTCGTCCAGGACGTGGATTGCTGGCCCGCCGTGTTGGCCGTCACGGTCGGCGCCTGGTAGTCGAACTGGTCGCGTCTATATCCGGCGCCTGCCACCTGCTACCCCACGCTGTTTGGGTTGAATTGCCGACGAAGGGCATCGGTAAACCACGTACTTGGGGCGACGGAGTCGTCTCCGCGATAGCCGAAGAGCTGCCCGACGCGCTCCATCAGGTAGACCTTCTCCGAGTCCTTTAGGTCATTCTGAAGGCGCCCGGTAGCCGTCGTGTACTCGTCCCATGCCGCGCTGATCATCTGCGCGATGATTGCGTCGTCGCCCGAGTGGCTGATCTTCAGCCACGCCTTGCACTCCGCTGTTGTCGGAATCGTCGCCATGCTTTGTCCCCGCAACCACGGGGCAAGGGCCGAAGCCCCTGCCCCGTGGCACGTGATGGAAACGGATCAGGCCGACCGCAGCGCGACGATGGCGCTGGTGTCCACCGGCTTGGCGTCGCAGCGCATCCGGCTCGAGTACCGGATGATGCCCGAGCTGCGCTGGGAGACGTCGTCCACCGTGAAGTTGATGGTGGTGCGGTCGATGATGCGGTAACCGCGCTTGAAGTCGCCGAACAGCACGCTCCGGGTGGTCGCCGTGTAGGCGGTCGGAGCGAACTCCGACACGTAGACCGGCTTGCCCATGAACAGCGCCACGGCGCCGTCCTTGAGGATGTTGCCGTTCTCGCCGTTCATGATGAGCTTGTTGCTCGCCACGCCGCTCTTCACGATGACTCCCCAGAGCGCCTGGTTCATCAGCCAGGACGCGCCCGGGAGGTACGCCGGGTTGAGCTTGTAGAACAGGTCGATCACCTTGTCGATGGTCGGCGCAGCGCCGGCCGTGTAGGTCACGTCGCCGTTGTAGCCCGTTCCCGAGTGGAACACGCCGCGCGGCTGGCTCGAGCCCGTGCCCGTCGCGAAGTAGCCCTCCCACAGTCGGCTGTGGGCGCGGGCGTGCTCCTGGACGACGTTGGTCGCGACGTCCCAGACGGTGTCCTCGAGCGCCTCCTCGGTCACGTCGGTCTTCACGCCCGACTTGTACGAGGTGAACTGCACCTTCGTGGTGGTGAAGTCCTGGTCGCTGTAGGCGGCGCCTTCGCCGATGAGCGAGGCCGTCATGCGGGCGTTGATGACCGAGACGTCGGTGTCGACGCCGCGGGTCTCGACCGTGCAGAGCTGGCGCATGACCGACTCCTGGTCGAGCGCCTTGACGAACTCCCCGGAAAGCTGCGGCACGACGGCGTTGGCGCCCATGTTGGCCGTGCCGCCGGTGATGGCGAGGCCGATGGTGCGCTGCTCGCGCCAGCCGCCGCGGAACCACTCGCGGACCTCGTCGCGCGGCGGCGCGGAGATGCGCACGCTACCCGACTGCGGGTTGTTGTTCTTCACCGTCGCCTTGACGGACGTCTCGAAGGAGTCCTTAGCGGCGCGGATGGCGGCTTCGGTCTCCTCGATCTGGGTGAGGATCTCGAGCTGGCGATCCTCCGACGCACCCTCGTACTCGGCGCGAAGCTCGGCAACGCGCGCCCGGTTCTCCTTAAGTCCCATTGCAGGCTCCTTCTTGCCGCGGACCTCCGCGAAGGTCGCGGCCCCGTATGCGGCGTTCTCGACAAGGCTCACCTCGTGCAGTCGCGCACGGGTGACCGTTCGGGAGGACGCACCCTCCCAGGTGTCGGCTTCGACGACGAAGCCAATGCTCATCTGGCTCACCACCCCGCGCTTGACGAGGTCGCGGATCTCCGCGGCCCTCTGGCCGTCGCCGAGGTCCGCCTCGAAGGCGATCCCCTTCTCGTCCTCCGAGATGGCGAGCGTGCCGCTGCGCGTGTTGGCAAGCGGATCCTTGTGGTCGTGCATCCACCACAGGCTGACGTTTCCCTCGGGCTTCAGCGCGCCGGGCGCGAACCGCTCGCGGAACGTGCGGCCGCGCTCGGTGATTGGAAGGCTCCACGTGTTGAAGACGGCCGCGTAGCCGCGGACCTTGCCCTCGGTCGCCTCGGTGATCTGCGCACGGATCTCACGCATCAGGCTGCTCCTCGGAGACGCCGTCCTGCTGCGGCGTCACGCCGCTGATGACCGGCTTCGGCTCGTCCAGCCCCGGCCACGGCGCGAAGCCAAGCCGGCGGCGGACGTCGTTCGGGGCGAGGGCGCCGACCTGCAGCAGCTGGGCGTACGCCCTCCCCGCGGTGCGGAAATCGCCCTGGGTGATCGGGCTGAAGTCGAACGCAACCGTGGTTCCCGGGGCCGCGAGCTTCGACGAGAGCTCGGCGGTCCACGTGATGCTCCATGCGGCGAGGCTGTTCGCGTAGAGCTGCGCGATCTCCGGCTGCGTCCGGGCGTCGCTCATGTCGAGCATGGCGGCCGGGACGCCGAACAGGGCCGCGACCTCCTTGACGCCGGCTGCCCTTGCGGCGCCCATGTCCTTCGCCATCTGCTGCGCGAGCTGCGCGACGGTCATTCCCTCGCCGACGAAGATCGGGGTCGCGGCCGTGCTTGCGGTGCCGTGCTGCGTCATGAACGCGGTGCGCATGGCGTCGCGGACGGCCGGCTGCAGGGCCCCCGGGTGGCTGAAGGCGACCTTCCCGATCAGGCCGGTCGGCGCCGAGGCCTTGAACACGGCCTCGAGGTCTGCGAGCGCCTGCAGCGTCGTGGAGCACGCGGAGAGCGGCGACGTGCCCCAATAGGGATTGTCGGTGGACGGGAGCGCCTTCCAGTGCAGCGCCATGCCGTAGTCGAACGGGACGTTCTTGTAGTACCAGACGAGATCGCCGGAGGTCTGCTCCTCGACGCGGACGTCGCCGGACGAGATTGGGCGCAGCGAGATCGGGTTGCCCTGCTGGTCGATGTCGATGATGGCGAACGCGTTCCCGGTGGTCAGCGCTTCGGCGACCATCCACCGCCGGAGGTCCGGCCCGGTCAGGGCGTCGCCCCACGCCTGCCCGGTGAGGAGGTCCTCGACGGTGGATCCCTCGACCGCGTTCCCCTGGCGGTCGTGGACGTGGACCGGGATTCGCGCCAGGTCGGAGGCGATCTGGTGGATGCACCGCTGCACGGCCGGAAGGTCGACGACGCTTCCCTGCACGTAGTTGAGCGGCGTCTCCCAGTTGATGTTGGGCGATGCCTTCCTGAAGATCCTGCTCCAGAACGCCATTGGGCGAACTTGAAGCAATCGCGGCATCCAATGCAAGCGGATTTGCAGGATGCCGACAAAACTTCAGAACGCGATTTTCAACGGGTCCGCGGTGTACATGGTCTGTTGCAGCATTTCGCGGTCTTGCATGACCTTCACTGCCATGCAACACGCCGTTACGGCGTCGATGTTGCTGGCCGAGCGGCCCTTGCTGGGGACGTGCAGGCCCGTGTCGCCGGGCCGCAGCCGGCAGTGCGCGAGGTTGGCCCGCAGGACGGGGTCCGGGGCGAAACGAATCTGCTTGCCGCGGACCATGTCCGCCCAAATCGCCCAGGCCGAGCCCATGAAGACGACGTTCTGGGGCGCCCGGGACCACGACCAGCCGTGCTTCCGCTCCATGCTTTCGCACCAGGCGGCGGCCTTGCCGGCCGGGTCTGCCACGAAGTGCTTCAGGCTGACCAAGTTCGCCAGTACCTCAAGCTGGCGCTCTATGACGCTGTAGTCGACGGTGTTCCCGAAGACCGTCAGCCGGTTGGAGTCGCGCCACTCGCGCAGCGGCTGGTGGCTGCGCTGCTCGTCGGCGGCGATGTCGTTCCCTGCCCAATAGTGCCAGCTCCTCGAGAGGAGGTTCTGGCCGTCCCAGACGGACAGGTTCAGGCTGGTCAGGTCGCACTGGCTGCCCGTGGCCCAGCCGCCCTGGCTGAAGTCGATGCCGATGACGCCAGGCAGGCCGCGGGCAGCCGCAAGGTCCCACTCGGAGACGCACGCGTCGAAGAGCGCAAGCGGCAGGGCGCCCGACAGATCGTCCGTGAACGTCGCGAGCTGCTGCGTGTAGAACTCCTCCCGGTCCCGCGGGTTTCCGCTGTCCAGAAGCGTGCGTTTCTGGAACTCGTACTGCGCGACGGTCGTGTGCACGCCAAGACCGGGGTGGGCCTTTGCCCAGGCGTCCGCGGAGTCCGGCCGGTCGTCCGGGTCGATGCCGAAGATCATGCCGCACAGGCCGTCCGTCGGTCGTTCGCCGGAGTCGTACGCCTTCTCGAGCTGCCGGATGATCGAGCCGTAGGGGTTCTGGAACTGCTCGGCGTCTGGGGTCGTGACCACCAGCATCTGCGATCCGCGCACCTTACTCATCGACGACAGGGCCCGGCTGAAGGTCTCATCCATTCGCGCCGCCTCGTCGCAGACTAGAAGCGTCGGCGTGATCCCGTCCGCGTTCTTGACGGTCGACGGGCGGCACTTCACCTCGCCGCCGGGGTGCTTGCACAGCGCGCCGACCGTGCTCATGTTGCCGCCATAGAACTCCCAGAGCTCGTCGTCCGAGCCGATGGTGTCCTTGATCAGCTTCTGGACGAGGGCCGCCTTCTCCATCTGTGTCGCGAGAACTACCACCTCGGACTTCCTGCCGGCCCGCGCCGCCTCCTCGAGCGTCCAGGCGGACAGAATGCCGGCCATCGAGGTTTTCCCGGCACCGCGGGCGACCTGGATGACCATCACCCGCACCGCCGGCTCGTCGGTCTCCGAGCGCCAGGCAACGAGGTGCGCCATTGCCAGGACGGCCCACGGCATGAGCTCCCACTTGAACCTGTCGCGGGCGTATGCGACCAGGCGGTCGAGGCGCTCGGCGTCCCACGTGCCTCGTTCCCTTGCGGCTCGATATTGCGCGCAGAACGTCTTCAGGCGCCGGTTGGCCGGCTGCGAGCCGTCCAGCACTGCCTTGGCGTAGGCGTCCGCGACCTCGAGCGCGCCGGCCGGTTGCTTGCGGGACGCCCGGCCCACCCTTTTGCGTGATGGTTGCGCCCGGCGGTTGTTGCCGACCGGGGTGCCCCGGGGGGCATTGCCGGGGGGGTCGTTAGATCGACCAGGCATTTGCCTTCTCGATCAGCTCGTGGCAATCCCTGCACACGCACACAAGATTCCTGGGATCGAGCCTGGCGTGCACGTCCTCGCTCCACTTCCGCTTGTGGTGCACCTCGGTAGATGGTCGTTTCTCGCACACCTCGCACATGGGCTGGTTTGCACGCATATTGCGCGACAGCGACCTCATGGCGTTGGAGTGTTTCCCTGTATGGGCACTGCGCTTTGGACTCCTGCGCGCCCACTTGTTGCTTGGTTCAGACCTCACGTGGGCGCTCCTTCGCAATGCGCTTGAACACCTCGATCAGACCGTCGTCGTCCTCGTGTCGCCACGCCGCGCACCATTGGGACCTGTCCTCCCGGAACAGCACCAATGGAACATGGCCTGACATGGCGTCGCTCGCCGCCTTGTCAATGAATGATCGAAGCAGCCTGTGGGTCGCCGGCTGCTCGCGATCCCATTCCGGCAGAGTCGTTCCCTCCGCGATGATCGGGAGCATGGATGCGTCCGCGACGTAGATCCCGTCCTTGTTCTCGGTGAGGCCGAATCTGCGCGCCGCGTTCACCATCCTGGTGAGCCCGGAATGCCACAGCTTTACCTCAACGTGAAGTCCGAGGTCTGGCAGCGCGGGACAGTGAATGTCCGCCTTGGCCTTCCCCCACCGCTGCGCGGTTCGTTCCCATTCGAGCCCGGTGATGGACCCCATGAACGAAGCCGCGTCGAGCTCGCCGCGCTTGCCCTTGAGTCGCGAATTGATCATGGAGAATCCTCGATCTGCTGGTGAAGTCCGTGCTGGACCACGACTTGACGCTGCTGCCTGTCGTGCGCAGCGTCGGGATTGCCGTACAGCTTTGCAATCAGGTCCTGGTTCTCGATCAGGTAGCGGTTGATGATCAGCCGATGCAGCCGGCGGAGGTCCCAGAGTTCGTCGAC